TTGAAACGAATCATTGTCGTCTCAATCATCATCTTCTTGTGTTCGCTCTCAACACCGATGTTATTAGCTAGAGCACAGGCAAGCTTGTAGATATCTACAGCGCGAGAACCTTCGTCAATTCCTTCTTCAATAATCTTGGCAATGTCAATTTTCTCACCACGATACTCAAGGTCTGACATGAAGCTCCAGTCAGTCTGACCGAGCGATGTACTAGAGCGACGATTGCGTTTACGAAGAGACTGAAGAAGTTCTTCGGGAGCAGTAGCCATCTCAATCTCCCAAGGGGAGTGACCGAGTGCCCATTCATAGTTAACACCAGAACCGTGACGGCTAGGTGCAACCATTACATAGCCGTTGTGCTTGATATCAATCCCATCAAGCCCCTGAGCCTTTAAGTTACCCATAAGTTGTTCATTGCCATCTATTTTGTAGTAGATGTGGCGACCACGAACAGGCTTACCTTTATGGGTATAGGTTCCTGTATATGCCATAACAGTTGGGGGAAGTGCTCCCTCAACTAAAGCCTCAAACTTCTCAAATGACTCAACGCCACCCGAACGTGGGTCGACGTCGATAACAAAGAATCCAGATGGCTGACAGAATACGCCGATGTTGTAGTTAGGGTTTTTATCCCACCAACTGTTAATTGTATTTACGTCAGAAGTAGCCTTGATATTCCATTCACCAATAGCTGGGTGCTTACCTACATCTTTAGGCTCAGCGTGTGGCTGGTTACAGGTACAGCGACCAGAGTCATCCATACCGTGGCAGGCAAGAATTTTCCAACCCTGAGCGCCATACCAAGTGGCTCCTCGAAGCAGTTTTTCGGAATGTTCACTTTTTGTCATTTATGCCTGCACCTTCTCAAGTACAGATTCACTTGTCAAAAGCGAGCTAAACCAAGTAGCTGCATCCGTCGTAGATACATATGCACGCTCACGACCAGTCTCAGTAGTCAACTTTACAGCAGGTAATTCCCCATTTTCAATAGCTCTAGCTACTGCTCGTGCTGGAATTCCATATGTAAGGGCAATATTTCTCACACTCATGCGTCTTTTTTCGTCTGACAATGTCAGTACTCCTGTCTAAAACATACTCTCGTAGACCTCTACGATACACCACATAACGTCTTTTCGTATCTCAACACGTTTGAAACGTTTGAAACATTTGAAACATTTAAGCACGCATCCACAGATAGTGCAACTCGTGTACTCACTTTTGAGGGATAAGTTACAATTATAAGGTAACGACAAAAATTCTATTTCACTCTAACCGAAAACAAATCGATGGACCAAACCAGCATAATTCTAAGTATTGCAGCGATAATTGGCGGTCTCGGCACTATTTTTGCTGCTGTGTACTTTGTCTATAAAGTAGCTCGCCGCATCGATGATGCTATCGGTGTGGACGAGAAGGGGAGAACTATCTCAGACCGCCTAAGCCGAGTAGAGCATCAACTTTGGCCTAATGGTGGAAGCTCACTAGCAGACCAAGTTCATAAGATTGACCAGTGTATGACCAAGACTAGTGCCGAAGTAGAAATTATAAAAAACTTTATTATGTCTGGCACCGTTCGTGTAGAAAATATCGAAGTTGAAACTCCCCCTGTAAAGATAACAAGACGTCGTAAAGTTTCTTAAATAAAAAACTCCTCATAAGATGCCGCATTTGCGGCATTTGTAGTATCATTGATATACGTATGACATATTGAGGAGAAACCATTGTCATTATCAGAACGTCTTGCTACTGCAAATATTGTTCCGCCTAGATTCTGTAAAATTGGTTTGATTCTTACAGGAACTCAATTAAATAAAGAAGACAAAGCAACTCTTATAGAGTTTCTAGATACCCCCGAAGGTAGTCATGGAAGACTAACTAACTCGGCTATCGCATCAGCCCTTAGAGCTGAAGGCTTTGACATCTCTAATAGCAGCATTGACCGTCATCGCGGTCTAGTGTGTGCATGCGCTAGGAAACTAAACTAGTGGGTATCCAAGACCGTCTCAAAGAGATGGCAAGCCCCGGTAAACAGGGCTCTGATATGAAAAACCTAAACACGCCAGAATCATGGCGTCCCCGCATGGACATCGATGATGCTCAGGGCGGGTTTATCATTTCTGAAGCAAAGCCAGTAGGTCAGCCTCAGGATGCAAAACAGATTCTAGAAGAATTTGACCTAGACCCCAACCATTGGGAAGTCACATCGATTAGACGCGGTAAGTGGCAAAAATACGATGGAGAGTTTTTAGAGTCACTCCGTGTAAATGTTATCCCCTCTCGTGTAGCTCAAGCAGACCAGCTTGATGTTGAGAAGATGATTGATGAACTCAAAAAGTGGCGTCCAGCTTCAGGAATCAAAAAAGGAACAGGCTCTGGCTCATTTGCTGCGTTCCCTAGTGACCAGCAAATTGGTAAAAAGACTAGTTCAGGTGGCACGCAGCAATCCATTGACCGCCTACTAAATCTCACAGAGTCCGCAGTACACAGATTTAATGGATATCAAAAGATGGGACTAAATCTTGGAACTATTACATTAGGTCTTCCAGGTGACCATGTTGAAGGTAACGTCTCACAGGGTGGACGCCTACAAGGTCTAGCGGCTTCCGACTTAGGTATCACCGAGCAGGTCCGTGTTGCTCGTCGTCTTTTGATGGCTCAGGTAAAAGCATTTGCACCACTAGCTAATGACATGATTGTTCCAGTTATCAATGGAAACCACGATGAAGCAGGACGCTACGTTGCAACTGACCCAGCCGATGGATGGAATACAGAAATTGCTTCAGCAGTACAAGATGCCTGCGCGGAGAACCCAGCACTTCAACATGTTCAATTCAGATTTCCAGAATCAGGGCATCAAACTTTAGTCACAGAAATCTGTGGCGTCCATGTTGGTATCTTCCACGGACATCAAGCCAATCAAAACAACGTAATGAAGTTCCTCTCTGGTCACGCAGCTGGTCAGACTGCATTGGGATTAGCTGATATCTGGGTATCAGGACACTTCCACAACTTCCGAACAATGGACATAAGTGACCGTCTATGGCTACAGTGCCCAACCACAGACCCCGGAAGTGAATGGTTCCGTGACCGTTCAGGAATGGAATCAAAACCCGGACTACTAACAATGGTTTTTGGTGGCGACTATGACCCACGAGAATTTATCAGCGTCCTCCCTGTGAGGCTGTAATGAAGACAAGTAAGACCTATATGGTTGCTTGGGACGAGATGCTAGACAATGCATTAGACGTCTCCTCCCAGCTAAGCTCTGAAGGTTTATCATTTCTAATCTGGGATGTATGTACCTCTCCCACTCCTCGCCCCAGCTGGGTAGCCGCAGAAAAGGTTAGATACTACGGTCATTTCTACAACTCATTAGTTGATTTTGCTACTACTAACCATGACATCTTTATCTTTAATGCAGGGGATGCTTTCTCGGATAATCACGTCGAGTTCGTCAGAATAATCGAGCGGATGATGGATGCCGATGAAAACGTCTGGGTGATGGGACCAAGAATGACTAATGATGGTGGTGATGGAATTGTCACTCTAATTCAGATGTCTAAAAAATACGAAGACATAGGACTTATTAGCCACCTCAACGGAATTTATGTTTCACTTCGAAGAGAGCTTGCTCTATTTGTATTGGACTACTACAAATGGCTTCTAAAGAATAAGTACATGAATTTTGAGGAGATGGTTACTGGGCATTGCCTAGACACTGTTTATGCCGCATGGACTCTTTACAACAATAAAAAGATGTATCGTGACTGGAACTTTACAATGGTCACTGGAACAACTACTAGCTACCCAACTAAGAATACATACAAAGAATGTATGCACGTCAAAAATCAATTTAAACAGTATGTCTCATCTTTGGGCGGGAACTCCGATGTTATACAGAGAATCTATGATGCTATCCAAGCAAATGATTCTGTATATAGAAGTCAACTTTTTCCAATCCTCGATGCATACCCACTATTGAATAGCGAAGAGGAACTGGATTACTGATGTCTATACCTGTTGTCTATATAGGAGGAAGTTTTGACCTCCCACATCACGGGCACTACCGACTACTAGAGCGTGCTGCACAGTTCGGGAAGGTTGTAGTTTCTTTAAATCTATCAAATTTCTCGGAACAATACAAAGGTAAAAAACTAATCATGTCTTACGAAGAACGAAGGGAAATTTTACTTGCCTGCAAGTGGGTACACGATGTAGTACCTAATGTTGGCGGGGCTGATTCTCGCATTGCAATTGAAATTGTAAAGCCAGACTATATAGTTGTTGGCTCCGACTGGGCAACAAAAAATTACTATGCACAAATGAGTTTTACTCAGGAGTGGCTGGATGAGCGTGGAATTGGTATGATTTATCTTCCCTATACGAAAGGGGTCAGTAGTACTGACATACAGAAGAGGATGGAAGAAAGAAATGGCACCAAAGAAAATATCTAAGTTTAGGTCAGCTGTAAAAGGAATTATCTATATCGTGACGCATGAGTCACTATTGTTTTTTGCATCATGGCTGGTAACGGGAAGTCCTACCCAATCAGTAACAATTACTGTAATTGCAGCTTCGGCAGAGGCTGTCTACTACTACTTATACGAACGCTTGTGGATTAAAATTGACTTTGAGAAAAGAAAAAAGACATCTGCATGACCTACCCAACTTGGTTTAAAAATGTAGAGGCTGATAAAATATTTCAGCGAGCACTTGGACATCTAGCAGGAAGGCCAATCCGCATTTTGCAGATTGGAGCTTTTACTGGCGATGCAACTGAGTGGCTACTAGCAAATATTGCTACTCACCCAGATTCAGTTGTAATTGACGTAGACCCTTGGACTGGTTCAGATGAACCTGCTCACAAAACTATGGACTGGATGAACGTCGAAGATACTTATCGCTCTCGCCACCAACTAAGTATTGAGACAGGCAAGCTAATTCCCTACAAGATGTTTAGCGATGACTACTTTGCAACACTGTCTTTTGATGAACAGTTTGACTTTATTTATGTAGACGGCGACCATAAAGCATCTACCGTTCTACGAGATGCCATTAATAGTTTGAAGCATCTAAAGCCCAGAGGACTTATCGGATTCGATGACTACAATTGGACTTTAGGTAAGGGTCCAGCATTTGACCCTAAGACAGCTATTGAAGCTTTTTTTATCTGCAATCAAGACACCCTAGAGGTAGCAGAGATGGGCTACCAGTTCTGGGTAAGACGTAAGGCTTGACAACTATCTATAAAAGAATTACTCTGTAACTCCAAAAGAAAAGGACCCAATGACGCAAGGACTCGAAAGTGTTCAACTAGAACTAGTTGATAGCGTAGCTAAGGCTCAAGAATTTTTAACTTGGCTTGGTGAACGTCGTCCAATGAATGCTATCGCAATCGATACAGAGACTGGCGAGCTTCCGGGTAATCCTCGTGACCATGCACTATCTCCTTGGCATGGGCGTCTACGTCTAGTGCAGGTCGGAGATGGGCAGCGTGGCTGGTCAATTCCTTGGGCTGAATGGGCTGGTGTATTTTACGAAGCCATGAACAAGTTTGACGGACCTATTGTCTGCCACAACATTTCTTTTGAAGCAAAGTGGTTTGAGATTCAGTCTGAGTGGAAGATGCCTTGGCAGAAGGCTCACGACACAATGATTATGGCTCAGCTCATCGACCCACTAGGTTCTGGTGCTTTGAAGCGTCTTACAGCTCAGTATGTAGATGGAAAAGCAGCTGCACTTCAGTCTCACCTAGACGAGTCAATGACTAAGAATGGCTGGACTTGGGGTACGGTTCCGACTAACTTCCAACCTTACTGGGCATATGGCGCACTAGATACAGTATTGACAATGCGTTTATTTGAGCAGTTTTGGGAGAAGTGCGGACCGGGGCAACCATACTCTCAGGCGTATGAGCTAGAAATGGCTACTCGTAAAATTGTTACTCGCATGGAACTCAATGGTGCTCGTGTTGACCTTGACTACTCTAAGAAAAAGTTTGATGAACTGACTGCCTACGGTGAGTCTGTAAAGAGCTGGGGCAAAGATAACTACGGTGTCTCTATTACTAGCAATATTCAGCTTGTGAGACTTCTTGAAAGTCTCGGCGCAGAGATTACTGAAACCACTCCATCAGGAGCTAAGTCAGCATCAGCTGACCAGCTGAAGGCTCTTATCATCAATGGCAACCCTGAGGTACAGCAACTTGCAGATGTAGTCCTAAAACAACGTAAGTCCGACAAGTTGGCTAACACTTATTTTAAAAACTTCCTTGAGAATAATGTCAATGGCTTTGTTCATCCATCAGTAAAAACAATGGGTGCCCGTACTGGTCGTATGTCTATCACTAACCCAGCGTTGCAAACTCTGCCAAAGGGTGATGACACTGTTCGTCGTGCGTTCTTACCTAAGGACGATGACCACGTAATTATCACTTCCGACCTTGACCAAGTCGAGTTCCGAATGTTTGCATCACTTTCTAAGGACCCAAACCTAATCAGCTTGTTCAACCTTGCTGATGCAACTGGCTCTGACCCATTCACGGAAATTGGTCGTGAAATCTATCAAGACCCGACAATGGTGAAGTCAGATAAACGACGTAACCTAATCAAGGGTGTAGTTTATGGACGTCTCTATGGCGCAGGTGTGGAGAAGCAGGCTCTCACCGCTGGGGTACCTAAGGCTCAGATGCAAGCTGTTTCCGATGCCTTTGACACTCGCTTTCCGGGAATGACACTATTTCAAAAGCAAGTTGAAGATGTTGGTATGCGACGTCTTCGCACGGAAGGTCAAGGCTACGTTAATACTTGGACTGGACGTCGCCTACCTTGCGATGAAGACCGAGTCTATACTTTGGTTAATTATTTAGTTCAAGGTGGAGCTGCTGAAGTATTTAAGTCAAACCTAATCAAGCTTGACCAAGCTGACCTGACTGACTTACTTATCGTTCCTGTTCACGACGAAATTGTTTTAAATGCTCCACGCGAAGACGCAGCTGAGATTCAGCAGATTGTTCGTGAATGCATGACAACTCGTGACGGATGGGCAGTACCCCTGACTGCCGACGTGGATGGTCCACTAGAAAACTGGGGAGAAAAGTATCGCTAATGTCTAGACACATACTTGCAGTAGACCCCGGTAAAGCAAGTGGTATTTGCTACTTTGTTTGGGATGAAAGCTCTAATGACCCAGAAATGCTTTGGTCTGGTGAGTACCAGCAGCACGAATACGCCGAGCCTATTCGCAGAGCATTTGCCTACTCTCAGTCTCAAGAGTCTAGGCTTGAGGTAGTCTGCGAACGATTCACTATCAATGCTCAGACTGTGCGTAATTCTCAAGCCCCATACTCACTTGAACAAATTGGCATCCTAAAACAAATTATGATGGACAATGGTCGAGCTCCTGACGACATCTATTTTCAGTCACCAGCAGATGCCAAGATGATGTTTACGAATGAAAAAATAAAAAAACTAGATTACTGGCACCGTGGTGGAGAAGGTCATGCACTTGACAGCATCCGACACGGGCTACTAAGATTAGTAAAAAGTGGTTGGAAACCAGTTAAACTTCTAAAATAATTAGAGATACTATCACCAAATTAGAATAAGAAATGAAATTCTGTGATAGTATCTATACATAAAGACGAAAGGATGGCTTAAATGCCAGTAAATGTTGACCTCGATGAGTCGAGGACACATATCACGATTGGAGCGGATTGGCGCTTCAAAGAATTATGCAAGAGCATTCCGGGTGCTACCTATGATGGTAAAACTCAATTTTGGAAAGTTCCCGTATCTTGGTCATCATGCTTAGCACTACGTTCTACATTCCGTGAAGACCTAGTCCTTGGTGACTCACTTAAGCAATGGGCAGCAGATGAACGAGTAAATCGTATTGACCCTGCTAATGCCCTGCGAGACCTAGAGCTACTCCCTGATGGCGAGGGCGATGAAGACCTATTTCCTCATCAGCGTGCTGGTGTTAAGTTTCTTTCAGTAGCTAAGCGTGCTTTGCTTGCTGATGAACCGGGACTAGGTAAAACTGCTCAGGCTATTCGTGCATTAAAAAAGATTCAAGACGATGGTGGAGAACCATTTCCTGCTCTAGTAGTTTGCCCAAATACTCTTAAGAAAAACTGGCAACGAGAGTTTAAGAAGTGGTGGCCTGAAGTAAATGTACAGGTTATCAAAGGCTCGGCTACACAACGCCGTAAGCAGTTTGATGAAGAAGATGTAGATGTCTATGTCGTCAACTGGGAATCCCTCCGTTCTCACTCGCGTTTAGCTCCTTATGGTTCTGTTGCATTAGCACGTTGCCTAGAGTGCAAGGGGCATGACCCGCGTGTTACTGAAACCCGCTGTGAAGTACACGAACGTGAACTAAACCGTATTGACTTCAAAGCTGTTATTGCTGATGAGATTCACCGCTCAAAAGAGCCAAAGTCTAAGCAGACTAGGGCACTGTGGGCAGCTACAGGAAATGCAGATATCAGATTTGCACTAACTGGTACACCAGTAGCTAATAATGTTCTTGATATGTGGTCTATTCTTCACTGGCTTAGTCCAGCTGACTGGCCTTCAAAGACTCGTTGGATTGACCGCATGGTAAACACTATGCTCAATGCTTTCGGTGGAATGATGGTTCTAGGTCTAAAGCCTCACATGGAGGAAGAGTTTCACGCAACCGTGAATCCCCACATGCGTCGCATGTTGAAGGCTCGTGTACTTCCTTGGCTACCAGAGATGATGTTTGAACGTCGTGACGTAGAGATGTCAGCTAAGCAAGCTAAAGCATATAAAGACATGCGTGAGAATATGATTGCCGAACTTGAGGGCGATGGTAGTGCTGTAGTTGCTCCTAGCGTTCTTACACAGACAACACGTCTCCACCAGTTTGCTAGCTCTTTTGCTCAATCGGTAGTTGATGAAGCTACTGGTGAAGAAAAGATTATTTTGTCAGAGCCTTCTTGTAAAGTAGATGCTCTGATGGATGATATCAAAAGTGGTGACTTTGGAGACGACTCGGTTGCAGTAGCCGCCGTATCTCGTCAGCTAATCGAACTGCTTAGTGCCCGCTTAACTAAAGAGGGTATAGCTCATGGTTTGATTACTGGAGCACAGACTGAAGACGAGCGTACTAAAGCAATTGACGATTTCCAGTCAGGTAGAATCAAGTGGATTTTATTCACGGTTCAAGCTGGTGGTGTAGGCGTGACACTTACTACAGGTCGCCGTCTTGTGATGCTACAGCGCCCGTGGTCCCTAGTCGACCACAAGCAGGCGTTGGACCGTATTCACCGCATTGGTTCAGAGATTCACGACTCCGTGATTATTATGGACTATGTTACCGAAGGTACTATCGAAGAACGTGTTCTTCAGGTGCTAGAAACAAAAGCAGATAACTTCGAGCAGATTGTCAAAGATAAGGCAAAACTACTCGATTTGCTAAAAGATGACAAGGCAGGTAAGCTATAAATATGAATGACGAAATTACACCAGAAGTAAAGCCGTACCGTCTCTCCAACTCAGAGATTCAGGTATTCAAAGACTGTCGACGTAAGTGGTGGCTAAACTACTACCGACGTCTAATGCCAAAGACTACTCAATACACGGGTGCCTTGGCACTAGGTTCTCGTATCCACGAGGCTCTAGACCAGTATTACACATCTAACTGCGAAGCAGACCTACTAGGGATTCACGCAAAGCTTGTAGAGACTGACCGTAAGACTTTGATGGACGAGTACCGTGACACTACGGACTTAGAATCAGAGGCTGAACTTGGTCGCATCATGCTTGAGGGTTACCTCCAATGGATGGACGAGCAGGGCATCGACGCTGAGCTAGAAATGATTTCTACTGAAGAAGTAATTGAGATGCCTCTACTTGATGGAGAAGTTATTCTTCAAGGAAAGCTCGATATGCGTGTCCGTCGCAAGTCTGATGGCGTTCGTATGTTCCGTGACTTTAAAACTGTAGGAGGTTCGTTCTCAGACTTTGCTAACCAAGCACAGATGAACGAGCAGATTCTTACCTACATGATGCTTGAACACGCTCAGAATAAAGAACCGGGCGAACGCTCTGAGGGTGGTATCTTTACCATGCTTAAAAAAGTAAAGCGTACTGCAAATGCTAAACCTCCGTTCTATGACCAGATTGAAGTTCGACACAACATCTTTACGATGCGTTCGTTCTGGCAACGTATTCACGGAGTTATTACTGACCTTATGAATGTCAAGAAAGCTCTTGACGCTGGGTCAGACCCAAATTTCGTGGCTTACCCAAGCCCCGACAAAGACTGCAAATGGAAATGCCAGTTCTACACCATCTGTCCTCTAATTGATGACGGTAGTGCAGCTGAAGCAGCCATCGAGCAGATGTATGAGGTCGCCGACCCATACGGTTACTACAAGAGCAACACCGACGAAAAGAAAGGTACAGAGTAAGCATGTCAGATGTACAGCGTTCTCTAACCATCATGGTCTACGGTGAGTCAAAGGTTGGTAAATCAACCTTCGCCGTCACAGCACCATATCCTCGTCTCATGCTCGACGTGGAGGGCGGTCACCGCTTCCTTCCAATCAACGTCAAGTATTGGGACCCCATGCGAGAAGAGCCACCTCAGGCCGACGGAACATGGGACACAGTAGTAGTACAGGTTCGTGACTACGACGTCGTTATGAAGGCATTCCAATGGCTTCAGAGCGGTAAGCACCAGTTCAAGTCACTCATCATTGACTCCATCTCGGAGTTGCAGGTGAAGTGCATGGACAACATCGCTGGTACAGAGCAGATGAAGATGCAACAGTGGGGCGAACTACTTCGCCACATGGGTGCTCTTCTTCGTGACCTTCGTGACCTAACGATGCACCCAGTTCAGCCTCTTGAGGCTGTAGTGCTTACAGCAATGGCTCGTCGCGGTCAGGACAACATGATGCACCCTTATCTTCAGGGTCAGCTTGCAGTTCAGGCTCCGTACTTCTATGATGTACTGGGATACATCGCTAACGAGACTATCCCTAACCCAGACCCAACTCAATTGCCATACCGAGCACGTCGTATGTATGTGGAACGCACAGACACGGTTGAAGCTGGCGAGCGAGTACAGGGTCGTCTCGGCAAGATTGTCGAGCAGGAAAATCTTGGTGTAGAGCGTATGCTAGACATCATCTTCGGTTCAAAGACCGAAACAAAAAAGAAGACTGCATAGCAGTCACTACTAGGTAAGGAAAAATACAGAACTATGAGTTCACTCAACTGGACCGATTTGGTCAAAGATGCTGGCGAATCAGCTGGCGGTAACTACGAGCCACTACCAGATGGCGACTACGACTTCAAGGTTCTTGAAGCCACTGCAACCGTCTCTCAGAGCGGCAAAACCATGTTCAAGCTAAAGGCTGAAATTCAGACTGGTGCATATGCTAAGCGTCTCGTATGGGACAACTTGGTAATCTCACCTGAGAACAGCAGTGCATTGGGCATCTTCTTTTCGAAGATGGCTGCACTAGGCTTGCCTCGTGAGTTCTTCACGAACAACAACCCATCAAACGCACAGATTGAATCGTCTCTCATTGGACGAGTATTCCGTGCAACGCTTGGTACCAGCATGTACCTAGGAAACAAGAAGAACGAAATTAAGAAGTACCACGTTCTTGCACAGGGTTCTGCTGCTCAGGCTCCTGCGACTCCATTCGCTGCTCCGCCTGCTCCACCAGCTCCGCCTGCTCCACCAGCTCCGCCTGTAGCAGACGCTCCATTCTAAACAGGACGTAAACCTAGAGGGGGCATCACTTGGAAACAGGTGGTGCCCTCTTCTACTTAGGAAAGAGACATGGCAAAAATTTTATTAACGGGTATGTCTGCCCCTCAAACATCAGAAAAGACAAATAATACTTCTAAAAGTTTTGCATCAGTAGTTAATACTGCACTGGAGAGCGCAGGAAATACTGTCATATGGGGGGACCCAGACATTAACTTCACAAAGGATATGGTTGATATTTTTGACTCTATTTTGGTAGGGATTTCACCTCTCAATAGCTTGGGTGCAAATAGGGCATATGGAGCTCTTGGGGTAATTAGTTCTGTATTAGAACATGCACCAGAAAAACTTACGCTATTCATTGATGCTCCAAATATCTCTCAGATAGAGGTATCACTTAAAGGCATAGCATCTTCACCAGAGCTGCTTGTAAAAAATTTTTACTCGTACCGAAAAGACTATCTATTAGTTAAAAGTAATAAAAATCTACAAGAAAAACTTCTTTCAGTAGTTGAAACCCTACTTAATGATGAATGGCCTGTGACAATCTACCCAAGTCTGCCTTGGAAATACGATGCAAGTGTGGCTGCAAAACTCCCTCAGGGAGCGGCATTAAAAGTTTCTGGAGTCAGCTTAGATTCATTCTTATTAGAGCCACCCCTACTTAATGAAGAAGTAGTAGAGAAGTGGTGCACTGATGACCTAAATAATAAATGGGTTGTAGCTACAGCCCGTACTCTAGGACTACCTTGTATGCCTATGAAGCACACTAAAGGGTCTACTGATTCAGATGTAGAGGCTCAGATTGCTCGCTCTGCTGGAGTACTTATTGCACCAGATAAAAAGCAAGATACTTGGTGGTCATATAGATACATACAAGCACTAAACAACCTAACCCCGATTGCCACTAATTGGAAAGAGACTCACGTACTAGGCCCCCACTGGGCAGTATTAGCCGCAACTATAGAAAGCTCTACCAACGAGGACAGAGTATCTATAGCCGCTGGTCAAAGAATCTCGTATGAGAAAAATACCCCTGATAAACTAACATCAGTAGCAGTGCTCACAAACAAACTACGAATATCTAAGGAAAAATAATGCAAGTAAATTACGACTGGGTAAAAGAACAATTTATCGAAGCCAAAGTTCGTGTTGGTGTAGGTAAGGCAGTACTTAAAATGCTAGAGACATGGGAAACCATTGACCTAACACCAGAGCAAGCCCGTACAGTTCTTGACCTTCTTAATGATTTGGGACTAGGACACTCGCTAGTTCAAGTATCTAAAGAGGAAATTTGGATTGACGCTAGACGAGGTGACCTAAAAGTTGGAGACCGAGTTCGTGTTATGCACGATGCATTTGATGGAGAGCTAGGAGCAATCCACAATGGTCGACGTGGCACAATTATTGCTATCCGCTCTGGAGACATAATCGTTAACTCTACTGATGGAAAACGCCCGTCTATTGAAGGCGTGCACTATCAACCAGAAAAGCTTCAGAAGAGGGTTCGATAATGACTAAAACAAATTTTGAATTAGAGATTAATGCAGAAACTATTGTTGGTGCTCAGGCAATAGCCGAGGAACAGATAGCAGCGTTTTTAGGAGTCTCTTCAGAATCTATAGAGTCATCAGTAGATATGGAGTTTAAAGTAAAGTCAGGGGATACCCCAAAAACATTCACAGTGGTGGTTTATGGAAGCGTGAAGCGTAACATTCCAAGACCAACTAGATAGCAAAATTTGTAGCACTTTTATACAAAAAATAACTTTATACAAGGTATAATTCTTTATAGGAGTTGTACTTTGAAAGATTCACGAATAGGCGAATGCCTTTGGAGCGAGTGGCTAGGAAATGGCTATTCAGCAACAAAGGCGTCGCCTATTGTCTTTTTTACGGAAGAGCATGTCAGCTTAGAACACGATGTAGTGAGTCGAGCACTCGCTTCTGCCTTACAAAGAGACGGTACCGTCGTCTCGCTTGGTGAAGGATACCGAGCAGTTGAATCTGGAAATATAGTTACTGGCTTTGCTGGTCATGTTGATGGTGACGACGAACTAACCGTCTGCAATGAACACGGAGAAACTTTTTACGGAGATTTCGTTGAAAGTGTTATTGCCATAACTTGGATAGAGATTTATGTGGGAACCAACTGACTCCTCGTATCAAAAAGATGCTGAATGTGCTAAAAAAGAAAATCAGGGGATGATTGACTACTTCTTTTCTGAAGACCCTCAGGAGAAGTATGCTGCCAAAAATCTATGTTTTGCTTGTCCTGTACGCAAGGATTGCGTCAAATGGGCACTTGAAAGTAAGCAAATTTGGGGCGTATGGGGCGGACGTGACGAAAACGAAATTCGCAGAATTCTTTCGGTCAATGCTGACGGAGATGAGATTCGTAGGGATAGATACCCTCAATGCCCCTATTGTCAGGCTCGTACAAGCCAGCTAAAAAGTCATATAGCAGATAACCCAGAGGGTGGTCGCTGGACTACCATGAGGCTTGTAGAGTGCTTAAGCTGTAACTTTGTGTGGCGCAGTAGGACTAGCGCTAATGCTGTAAATGCTTATCATGCTGAACGCTCAGATAAAGTAGCGAAACGTGCTGCAAAGAAGTTAAAGTAACTCTTCGTCTTCTGGGTAGTTATCTTCATCATCATCTAGCGGAAGAAACTGGATATTTAAAGTATTCTCTGGACTTATGTCTTGGTAGGGAAGCATTATGCCTGATGCCACTGCTTGACCTACAATGTACAGTGCTTCTTTATTAGTGAAGCCTACATCTACTAGAGACAGAAACATTTCATGGAGTTCGACCGCTACAGACTTTAAATAATTTATTGGGT